TTGAAAAAGTTGAGAACCTTGTCCCAGGTGTTGCGGATCCAGTTACCGGCACCCTTGACCCCGGAGACGATTCCGTTCCACACGTTGACGAAGAACCGGCCGACACCCTTCCAAAAGCCGCTGAACACGGCCCACCAAGTCTTGAAAACGGTGACGATCGCGTTCAGAACGAACGAGTAGTACGCCTTGATGGCGCCCCACACGGCCTCCCATGCGGTCTGAAACCACGTGGTTTTCGTGGCAATCAACACGATGATGGCGACCAGGGCGATGATGCCGAGAACAATCCACGTGATCGGCGACGTCCACAGCGCCAAGTTCAGCACCATCTGGACGATCGACCACACCTTCATCGCGGCGACGATCGTGCCGATGACGGCGGCGAACGCGCCCAGGCCGATGACCAGCGGCGTCACCCAGCCGCTGTTCTTGGACAGCCAGCCGAAGGTCTTCTCAATGTAGGGGATGGCCTTTTCGAGCGGCTCGATCAGGGCAAGCTGCACACTGTTCTTGAGCGAATTCAGCCTTTGGCCTACTGAATCCTCGAAGGCGTCACCAGCCCCCTTCGCCTCACCCGAAACGTCACCCAGGCCGTCGCCGACATTCGCCATCCCCTTGAGGAATTCCGGGATGTCGGCCTTGTTCATGTCCTCTAGCGGGGTGCCGAAGAGCGCGAGCGCCGCCTCAGCCTGTTCGGTCGGGTCCTTGATGCCGAGAAGCCCAGACGTGATCTTCTGGAAAGCGGCCTGCGCGGAATCACCACCGGCGAGGATCGCATTCGACATGGTGTGAGCGTCCAGGCCGATCGAATCGTACGCGGCCGTAGTTGAGGCGTTCATTTCGGTGGCCAGATTGGTGAATTCCTTGATGGCGTCACCGGTTTTGTCGATTCCGTACTTGCCCTTGGCTGAGGCGTTGGCCAGCAAACCAAACGCCTGTTCGCCGTTGAATCCGAGAGTCCGGAAATACTGCGCGTACTCGTCGCTGGCTTCGAGGACGTCTTCGCGTAGGGCAACCGGCACTGCGCGGCTGGCCACAGTGATCAAATCGAAGGCGTGGGTGGCGTCCTTGGCCAGCCCGGACCCGATCAGCGTCGAGGCGTACTGGGTGGCCTGGGCGACGTCGCCGCCCCACGTTTTGGCGTACGCCTCGGCCGCCACCGTCAGTTCCTCGATCTTGGCAATGTCGCCGTCTGGCACCAGGCCCGACGACCACACCGCCTGCACGCTGGCGTACGCGGACCCTGCGGAGTCGCCGAACCCGCGACCGTAGACGTTGCCGGCGACGGCACCCAACTCGCCCGCAAGCTTCGAGTTGCCGCCGAGCTGGTTGGCTAGCTTCGTTTGGGCGTCGCTGAGTTCCATCGCCCCGGACAGACCAGCCGCCAGCGCCGCACCCGCCGCCGCGCCGGCGAGAGCGGCACCGGCCTTGACCTTGCCCCACGTCTTGTTGAGCTTGCCTTCGATCTCGCCGGCGCCCTTGTCGACGCCGTCCGAGTTGACACCGATCTTGATCATGAGGTCAGCGAGAGTCGCCATCCCGGTCACCCCCCTGCTTTCCGCCCATTGCGCGGTTCAGCCCGCGGATCATTCGGAGGTGGTCTTCGCCGGTCTGCTCGCCCGCGCCAGCAGGAGCCCGCTGGTCCCACTTCGGCATGAAGTCGGCAGGCTTGAACGCCTTGCCGGCCTTGGCCCGGTTGACGTTGGCAATCACCGAAGCAAGTAGCGCCACCAGCTGGTCTAGGCGGTCAGGGCCGAGCGGGCCCGTCACCCGCTCGTACGCCTCCCACGCGGTCAGCTCCCGGGCGTCGATACGGCCCAGTAGCTCGCCGACGGTGCAGCCCAGGTGCGCCGCTAGCCGGAAACGGAATCGTCGCCCTGGGTCTCGTCGAAATCCTCGGTCAGCTCGTCGACGTCGTTGTCCGACAGGCCGGCCAGCTTCCGGCAGGCGTCGAACAGCCGATCCAGAGGCCGGGCGTTCTTGCGGCCCAGCGCCGCCAGGTCGTCCTCACTGAACATCGGCCGGCCGGACTCGTCGACCGCGCACAGCACGATCAGCTTCGCCCGAGCGTTGCGCATGTTCAGCTGCTTGCTGCCGCCGCGCTGCTGCATCAGCGACTGCTCGTAGGCGTCACGCTGCGCACCGGTGATCGACCGCAGCCGGACGGTGCCGCCCCACTCCGGGCACGGCACGTCCTCGAACAGCCGGTCCTCGGCGGCGAGGATGGCGTCGCGAGTCAGGTACCCCATCTCGTCAGGCTCCCGTCGGAGTCAGGACCGGCTTGCCGGAGACCTTGATGGTCACCGAGCGGGTCATCTTGTCGTCGTACGGGAACTCCTCGGACAGCTCGGTGAGGATGCCCCGGAAGTCCCAGGTGTGCTCGTCCTCGGTGCCCGGCAGGATGATGATCCGGTAGCTGCGCGGGGCCGCGTCGTTGAAGTCGCCGTCCAGGTCGTGGGTGGGCTCTGCGGGGTCGTAGTTCAGTTCCAGCGACACCTCGCCGCCGTCCTTGAGCCCTCCGATGTACTCCTGAAACCCGTCCTCGCTGGAGTGGTCGGTGACGTCGATGGTCTCCCGGGTCCGGTTCGGCGCCGAGATGCTCGTGACGTTGGCGATGGCGGCGAAGGTCTCCGACGGGCCACCGCCGTTGCCGCGCAGGAATTGCGTACCGAATGCGTCGCGACCAGCCATGTCGCTACTCCTCTACCTGATCAGTGATGATGCGGAATCGCAGGACGTGATGGCGGATGCCCGGGGTGGGGTCCGTCAGCGCCTGGTCGTACTCGTG